AACGGCTAGCGTCTCTGGTCACTGGGGGTGTGCAAAATGGGGTAACGACATCCCTGAGGATTGGCAAAGAACAGGGTGTTCGTCGCACGTTGTTCACCCGGATCTAGTGCCGTGGAAGCTGAAAGGAAGCGACGGTAACGGCTGGAGAGCAATCTATTTGGTGGACGGGCGCGAGGTGGTGAACGGTGAACCTGGGCCCGGGGTGGTGTCTAGTGAGGAACTTCTGAAGGATAAGGAATGAACTGTACACACAGAGCGATAAGGTCATGGTCAGAGCTGAATGGCAAGCCGGTACCGATGTGGACATGCGTTGATTGTGGCGCCATGTTTGAGCTTAGGCGCGAAATGAAACCGCTGACTGATCCTCAGATTCATGAGCTTGATTGGCCAAAAACTTGGAATTACGACGATGTGAGGGATTTTGTTATATCAGTGGAACAGGCGCATGGGATTTGGGGGAAGGTATGACAACACTACGATCAGCAGCAGAGATGGCGCTTGAGGCTCTTCGCGTAGCTACTACGCCGCGTTCAGAAGATCGTCAAACAGTGCTGATGGCACAAGCCGCTTTACTCATAGCACTAGCGGAGCCTGAACCGGAGCCGGTGGCGTATGGATACAGAGATGCTAGAGGAAACATCAGACTGCTCAACCATTACGAAACGAAAATGGATCGCATACCCCTTTACACATCCCCACCCCAGCGCCAGCCGCTGACGGATGAGGAGATTGACGCGCTTGCGATTGACGAGGATGGCTTACCAAACAGCCACTTTGAATTCGCCCGCGCCATTGAGCGAGCACACGGGATAGGGAGCCAAGAATGAAAGAACAAACCACAGAACATCTGCAACAACTGGCTTGGGAGTGTGGATTCATGATTGAGCTGGATCTTCCGAGGCTCATTAAGTTTGCAGGTCTAGTACGAGCTGATGCATTCTCAGCCGGGTTTGAATCTGGAATGAACTATCAACGAACGATGAGCCTGAAGGTGTTGGAGCAGGCAGCTAGAGAGATCGGAGAACGCCGCCGTGACTAATTACAACCCTGTAACTCCGAAGAATAAGGGTAGGAACTATTGCCGGGTCAATGCCATGTCTCTGGCCCAGCTAATCAAGTTCTTGTCTGAAGGGATCTATTCTTGCAAGGAACTTGCAGAAGAATCAGGTCTTCACTACGTCACTGTTCTGACCTATACCCGGGAGATGTATCGGGCAGGTGTGTTGTACATCAAGGCTTGGGAGAAGGATGTCAGAGGAACTGACCAGATAAGAATCTATGCCCTTGGAAACAAGCCCGACGCCAAGAAACAGAAGCTAAGTTCTGTTGACAAACAGAGACGGCACCGACAGAAGAAACAGCAAATGAAGGTGATTCAGATGATTGCAGGGGACTCTAAATTGTGCGAGCGGAAACCGAAGGCACAGCAAACACAGGAAATGGCAGCATGAACATCAAACTAATACCGCCAAAGATTGATGCTTTTGACGATGATCACATTGCCGTTTTCACCATGGAGATGGTAGGTGAGGATATCGCCAGCATTGAGATCCGGGCTTGGATTGATAGGGATAACTGGCCGCACATTCAAAAGGCAGTTACCGATGCTTTGGAGATGATGTTTCCGGAGGGTGCATGAATGAGTTGGCTCTTTTCGCGGGTGCTGGTGGAGGAATTCTCGGGGGAAAACTGCTCGGATGGAGAACAGTCTGTGCCGTCGAATGGGAGCCCTACCCCGCAAGCGTTCTTGTCCAGCGACAAAATGACGGGCTTCTCCCGCCTTTCCCGATCTGGGATGACGTTCAAACCTTTGACGGAAAGCCGTGGAAAGGAATCGTTGACGTTGTATCTGGCGGGTTTCCATGCCAAGACATCAGTGTTGCCGGGAAAGGAGCAGGCATTGACGGAAAACGCTCGGGAATGTGGTCACACATGGCGCGGATCATTGGCGATGTTCGACCCCGTTTCGTCTTCGTGGAAAACAGCCCAGCCATCATTACTAGAGGACTTGGGCGAGTCCTTGGTGATTTGGCCTCGCTCGGGTATGACTGTAAATGGACAGTGCTGGGAGCTGCCGACGTTGGAGCACCGCATCAACGGGATAGATTCTGGCTTGTGGCCAACTCCAACAGTATGCGGAAATTACAACCGGAAGGGAGCCAGCAAGACAAGCGGGGATGGTCTGGCAACGGCTGTATTCAAGTGTGCAACCCCAACAGCCAGAGACTGGAAAAGCGGGAAAGCCAGCCAGGCAACAATGGAGAGGAATTCCAGACCTCTATCGGAGCAAATTGGTGGAAGTCTGAACCCACCATGGGTCGAGTGGCTTATGGGGTGGCCGGAAGGGTGGACAGACTTAAAGCCATTGGAAACGGTCAAGTTCCAGCAGTGGCAGCAACAGCATGGAGGCTGCTAAATGCTCCGTGACTACCAACAGCGCGCCATCGACCAGCTTTACGAATGGTTCAGACGCGGCAATGAAGGCAACCCTTGCCTGGTTCTTCCAACAGGATCGGGCAAGAGTCACATCGTGGCGGCACTGTGCAAGGATGCTTTGCAGAACTGGCCTGAAACCCGTGTTCTGATGCTCACTCATGTGAAGGAGCTGATTGAGCAAAACGCGGAGAAAATGAGACTCCATTGGACGGGTGCGCCAATGGGTATTTATAGCGCTAGCATTGGCCGCAGGCAACTGGGCGAGCCTATAACTTTTGCCGGCATCCAGTCAATCCGCAGCAAAGCCGAGCTGATTGGGCATGTGGATCTCTGCATCATTGATGAGTGTCACCTAGTCGGACACAAAGACGAAGGCGGCTACAGAACGTTATTGTCCGACCTGAAGCAGATCAACCCGGACATGAGAGTGATTGGTCTGACGGCTACCCCGTGGCGTTTGGGGCATGGCCTGATTACGGACGAACCGGCTATCTTCTCAGACCTGATTGAGCCTGTGTCCATTGATGAACTGGTGCGCAGGAAGTTTCTTGCGCCCCTCCGGTCAAAAGTGACGGACTCTAGGTTAGATGTCTCAGGCGTGAAGAAGCGTGGCGGAGAGTACATTGAGAGCGAGCTGCAAGCCGCCGTCAACACCGATCCACAGAACCGGGCGATCGTCTCTGAAGTCATCCAACGGGCTGGAGATCGGAAGGCTTGGTTGTTCTTTTGTGCCGGTGTTCAACATGCACAGGATGTGCGTGACGTTCTACGAGGCTTTGGGATCGTTGCGGAATGCGTGACAGGGGATACGCCAAAAGCGGAGCGTGAACGCATTTTGACGCTCTACAAAGGTGGCGAGATCAGGGCATTGACTAACGCGAATGTGTTAACGACTGGCTTTGATTACCCCGATATTGATCTGGTGGCGATGCTCCGGCCGACGATGAGCCCGAGCCTTTATGTACAGATGGCAGGACGAGGGATGCGCCCAAAGAGTCACACCGATCATTGCTTGGTGCTGGACTTCGCAGGCGTGGTGTCAACGCATGGGCCAATCACAGCCGTCCAGCCTCCGAAGAAATCAGGGTCTGGCAATGGCGAGGCTCCGGTGAAGGTTTGTGAAACCTGCCATGAGCTGTGCCCGATTTCTGCCAGGCGATGTCCCGCGTGTGGTACGCCGTTTCCTGAGCCAGAAAAAAAGCCGCTGCTCTTGCACAGTGACGATATCATGGGCATCGAGGGCACGAAGATGTCCGTAAGGTCTTGGATCTGGCGAAAGCACACAAGCAAGGCCTCAGGTAAACAAATGTTAGCAGTGACGTATTACGGGGCTCTAAGCGATGCTCCGGTCACAGAGTACATCGCAGTCATGCATGAAGGATATGCCGGTCAGAAAGCGATTCAGACGCTACTGACGATGGCTAGGCGATCCAGGGCCGACTTGCAATCAGCAGATGATCTGGAAGAAGCAGTCAAGGCGATGAACAGCGCAAAAGCGCCAACAGTCGTGGAGTACAGAAAAGAGGGGAAGTTTTTCCGAGTGATCAACAGAGAATGGAGAGACGATGATAGAGCCTGAAGTTGTCAGACTGTACCGAGAGAAGGTCAAAGAGCGCCCATACCCGCCCAAGTGCTGCTACACATGCGATCACTACTCAGACAACAGTTATTGCACCATGTTCGATGAAACGGTTCCCAAAGATTTCGCCGAGTCATTGGATCAGTGCCCGAGCTGGTTCGAGGAGGTGCCCTTTTGACCAAGAACGAACAACTCAAATTTGAAAGGCTTGAGCGATTGCTCGAGGCTGAAAGACAAAGAGCAGAGAAAGCCTGGGAGGCATACAGACAGACTCTTTATGAGCTGGTGGATATAAAAATGCGTCTTGAGGGTGTCCAGAGAGCACTTGATGACAAGTTTGAGGACGACAAATGAGAACAGAACACGAAGAACAACGCGATTTTGTGAAGTGGTTCCGTCAGAGCTTCCCGGCCACTCGCATCTTTGCTATCCCGAACGGCGGCCAACGCTCTATCACCACAGCCGCCAAGCTAAAGGCAGAAGGCGTCTGTCGAGGTGTCCCGGATCTTTGCATTCCAGCCTGGGGCGTTTGGGTGGAGATGAAACGCGAAAAGGGCGGTGTCTTGAGCGAAGATCAAAAAAGCTGGATTGATTACCTCGAGGGGCACCAGTATCACTGCCTGGTGGCCAAGGGCTGCGAGGACGCAAAACAACAGATTGGTGAGTTCATCCTTGAACACATTGACACCCAAGAGTGACTCAGATAACATTCTTCTGTCTTAACAAACAACCTGAGGACTCAAAATGTTTTGTTCTGTTGATGCTGATTTGAACCGTTACTTCCAGAAACTTGAAGCCGATGACAAGGCTTGGGAACTGGCGGTTGCCGACGCTCTTGATAGTGACGAGTTGGAGGAGATGTTTGACGAGGAAAACGACATCCTCAAGGCCTGCCGGGATCTTGAAGACAAGAAGATGACTTACGAGGAATTGGGTCGGTTCGTGATGAACATGCGCAATAAGTGCCTGCACAAAGTTGCTCAGGGCATCTTCGACAACATGAAATACTAAAGTTTTGGGGGTCGTAGTCAGGTAAGCCCGAATGAGTTCGGCGCCCCCGCCAGACAACGGAGCCAAAATGAGTATTGAGAATACTTTGACAGAGCGTGGTGATCGATACGGAAAGTTCTCCGGTCACGCAACGGTCTCGCAAGATCTAAAGCTAATGATCTCTATGCATCTGCGTCACAGAGGCAAGGTTCTTGCACCGGATCAGCAAGAAGCATTAGAAATGATCTGTCACAAGATCGCCAGGATTATCAATGGCGACCCCGACTACATCGACAGTTGGCATGACATAGCAGGTTATTCAACCCTAGTAGTACAACGACTAAAAGGAGAGGACGATGTGTGATGGAAACTGCAACCAAGGCCGCGATTGCGACTGTTTGATTGATATCTACGACTACTCTCAGAAGATGGAGGGTGTCATGTCCTTCATTGCCAACTGCCTGTTGGTTCTGATGACTGCGCTATTCTTGTTCGGGATCTTTTACCTGTTTTAAGAATAGAGCACGTTCGGCAATCCTCCGACGCTGCAAGCCGGGCAGGACTCTCCCACCTGCTCGGCAAAATTTTAAGAACTCATCGGCTGCACCGATATAGTCTTTGCGCAAAACTTTGCGCCTCAACGTGGATCGTTGGAGAGTGCCCAAGCCACAGTTGAAAGCGAAGCTAACCAGAGCGTCAAACTGAAACTGCGTGAGGCTTCCTCCGCACAGTCGATGAACGCCAGACTCGAAAAACTTAAGATCAGTTGCAAGCAGTGCATTGATTTCATCCTCGGTGAAGGTTCTTCGATCTGACGCTAGAAGACTTATACCGACGCGACGCTCCATCGGCATCCGTATTTGCCGAGGATACAGAACATGTCCTACGCCAACCGTCCAGACCTTAGCGGGGCACAAGTAAGGCCTGTAGCGGACACCCTCAAAGTTCTTAATCAATGTGATGCCGGCTTGAGAGATCTTCATCGCTTGCCAAAAGCACGACCACCAAAGTGGAAAGCGATCACCGAGGCGAACAAAGCCTGAGTGTTCTCGTCCCAGAGTTGCGATGCAACATCAATGAAACTTGCTCCGACCGAAAGCCCGTAGAAGAAGATTCCGAAGTCAATCAGCACCAGCAAAATAAAAAACCCGTATGTGACTACGGGCCGGACGGACGCTCGCAGATTGATAACCCATTGGCTTGCACCATCGCCAATGTCAACGTCGTGGCGATAGATGCTTTTCATCTCGTCAGACTGAGCGCCAATCCTAGTCTGAAGCTCCCGATGCGTCGTTTCCATCTCAAGCTGGAGGCTTCTGATTTCCTCTAGCTTGGCCTCGGCATCAAAGCCGATTTTTCTCAGCTCCAGCTCTCTCTCAATCTGCATCCTCAAAAGCTCAATCTCTTGTCTCTTGTCGCCTCGATCCTGTAGAAACTCCAAGAACTTGGGGATGCCACCGGCAAGAAACGAGAAGATTGTGCTGATGAGGGTGAGCATTATGATTTATCCACTTTGTGGTCTAACTTATCACTGATCTTGCTCAGAAGGGATTTCACTTCATTCATATCATCACGGTAGTCATCCCGACGGACATATCGAGTCGGCATTGATCGGACATCAGAGTCCAATCTCTCAATGGCCCTGTAAATGTTGCTAAGAATCCAGCCGCCAAAAAAGCCTGCGACGCTGACTGCAATGTTGAAGATGAATTGCGTTTCCATTCGAGTCCTTGACGTCAATTGCGAATTTATGGATCTGATCTTTAGATCAGATTCCCTCACCAGGTGTCATATAGACAGTTGATGCGCCAGAAGCCGCCCCAGAGAAAAACAATCCGGCGGAGAATCGCAGGATTTCAACAGCGCCAGCCACCAGCGGGATGCTAGGTGCAGGATTGCCTGCAACGGCCGCCACAGCATTGGCTTGAGCCTCGGCTGCAGTTGCACCATAGCCCAAGTGAACGATGTTGGCGCTGGCGTTGACAATGCGCATCTGGCCTGCCACATGGTCCGAGAACTTCTGATAGACAGGAGCCTGCACGCCAAGCGGAGGTGCAACAGCAGCCGCAACGACGACGGTTTCGCCTTGAGGGTTGAATGCGATTTGGCTATTTGTGGCCATGTCAGACTCCTCGTGCAGCGCTTGCTGCTTTGTATGCCGCGATCACTTCAGGCGTGTGCGTTGCCGCACAGATGGCTTGCACACGGGCATCCTCGCCGCTGTAGTCGTCGCCAGGTGCAACGACATGACGGTGGAAAGTCTCGCTGATGGTTTTTCCATCTTCGACGATGCGTGTAGCAGTGCGAACTTGGACTGAGCCATTCTCGACCACTTCAACACGATCCACAATGATTTGTTTTTCAAGAGACATTTTCGTTTCCTTTCAGGTTTCAAGTCAGATAACTGCCACTCAAGTACAGATAAACACCACCATTTGTCAGGTTGGCGATAGGCACAAGGGCGCTCGTGGTCGGATTGTCGGAGTACAAATCCATACTTGTTGCACCAACAAATCCAAGTCCTGTAATTGGGGCTGCTGTTGTCCAGTTGTACCAGTAAGACGCATATGCGTTGCAACTGTATCTTTCTGCAATTGTGAATGGCAAGCCGCTGATACTCAGGGTTCCTGATCCACCTGATATTGCAAGCGTTGTCATTTCAATTGTGAAGTGAACAACCCGCCCGATTTTTGTATACCTACCCGCTTGGGCTAAATATGTAATCGTTGGAGCCGCACCAGTTGTTTGATATGTTGCAGTGAATGTGCCTTCTTCATAATCATCGAGCAATTCACTCGTCATTCCAGGCGCACCTGGATCGGCTGAGAAGTCGATGCCTTTTCCAGCAGTGCCAATGACAAGATTTCCTCCGACGATTGTTTGATCGCCTGTGCGAGTTGATGGGAATCCGACTGTCTTAAGCATCACACACCTCCATTCAGTTTGCTGCGCAGATACGCGCACTCAAGAGCGAGTGCTTGCTCGTATCGAATTCCGTACTGATCACCAGCCGCCCTGATGATCTGCTTTTGCATCACTGGCTCACCAGTCTTCTCATCAAACACAAGATTGCCATTTTCGTCTTGCACTTGCTTTTCGACCTCGATGTCGTCCCACTGGTCAAAGCACAGCAGGCCGATGGCAAACGGGTCAATTCCGCGCGCTTCAAATGCTTCCTTGACACGTTGAGCAATTAGACCGACATGCCAACGCGCAGCATTTCCCTTTTGCTGTACCGCGTCGTTGAACTTGAAGCGCATGTAATCAACATCGCCCCAGGCATCTAACCAAACCTGAGGGATGGCCTCAATCTGTTGCTTGGCACGTTCATCGGACGTGTTGATAGTGCCGTTACCGGCATAAACCTGCGACCAGCGCAATGGTGCTTCACCAAGGGACTGGGTGTTATCTGTCCCAGGCCCAAAACCAACGCCAGCGACACGAGATACCAGCACCGACCCGGTAGTGTTGTCAATGGTGTAAGGGCCGGCAACTTCGTATGAAGAGCCAGAGGCATTAGCAAGTCCAATCCTGGTACCTGACGAATTGTTGAATTGGATGTTGCCTTCAATAGCGTAGGCAACTCCAGCGGAACCCTTGGACGAGACGCCAGCGGCAGACGTGCCAACAGCAGCATTGGCTACGTTTATCTGGCCATTGCGGATGCGGGTCAACTTGGAGAGCACACCAGTTACGGTGCCTGCCGTGTTGCCAACGATCAAGGCATTTATAGTGTTGGCTGTCAGCACAATGTTGCCGCCAACGTTTTGTGCGGCATGTGTACCTGTAAGGAACAACTCACCGTTGTCGATATAGATCACGCTGCCAGTGGTGTCGCCAGGAATCATCTTGCAGCCGATGATATTCAGGTGTCGACCATTTGGACTGTCGTAGAACAGGTTATATTGACCTGGATTTGCTTCAAAGTGGCACCCGATGAAGTTCACCTCTCCAGCGTTAAAGAACTCACACACCCGAACTCCGTCGGTTGCATTTCCTGATGGGATGTTGTTGCCTTCAATCTCGCACCCGTAGAAGTTCCACGAGCCGTAATCAAAGTTGATCGCCCGGACAGCTATTGTGTTGACAATGATCTGGCAGTTGACAAAATGAATGTCGTTGGGAGAAAAAGACGCCGTGTCCAAAAACTCAACACCAGTCTCATTGTCGCGGATGTTTAGTTGGATGAAATTACAAATCAACGCGCCAAACCCAAACAGACCTTTGTATGCGTTACGCAGGAGGCAGTTATTAACTTGTACGTTTGCGCCATTTACAATTTGAATACAACGAGAGCCGGTATTGGCTTTGCCTGATCCAACTACAGTGAAGTCTTGGATCAAGACGTTCAGTCGGTATTCGGGTGCAGGCGATGGCAATGAGCCATTCAGATCAAACACCGCACCGTTGTGTGATCCTGTAACGGTGGACTTGTTGCCTTTGATTGTCAGCCCATCACCGAAACCACCTTTGATTTCGATTGGTGCGTTGACTGCGTAATTACCGGTCGGGAACTCAATGCAGTGGACATTTGAGCTCGCCTTGGCGTAATCGATGGCCGCCTGAATGGCAGCAGTCGTGGCGGAAGGATTGGTGCCATCCTTAAACGCACCGAAGTCGGTGACGTAGATCGTGTTGGAGAGTTCTGCCTCGACGTTGGTCTGCATCCCACCAGTGAATGGCGGGTCATAGACCACGTTCTGCGCATTGACGCCATTGATGACCACACCGCTGTAGCGCTCGGTGGCAGCCGGTGCACTGTAAACCATGCTGCCGTTTTTGTTCATGACACGAATGCTGTAGTCGCTGTTAACATACAGTCGAGCAGGTGTGCCGCTATTTACTGGATAGCCGCCAGAGGTACGGATAGGCTGTCCAGCCAATTGGGTTAAAGCAGAATCCCAATAGACATTGATCGGATTGCCCTGTGGGTCAAGGTTGGCCGTTCCAATCCAGATATAACCATCCTCTAAAGGCTTCCCATCGGTATCAGTAAAGATCGGATAGCTTGGCTGGATTGAGAGTGCTGACATTACTGGTTCTCCTGGTCGAATTGTCGTTCAGTTTGTATTGCAGATTGCAGCCATTGAACTCGAGCGTCAAGAGATTGTGGCAGTCTTGCTGCCTTTGCGAAATCCCCGAAAGCCCTACTCATTGCGGTGCGCCGCAGGGCTGCTGTGGTTGGTTCAGCCTTGGTTGCAGCCTCGACAGCCAGCTTCTGGAACTCGTCGCTGGCGAACAGCTTGCCAGCCGCCTTGACGGCATCGGCATTGCCTTTGGCCATGAAGTTGACAATGTCCGGTGCAACCAGACCACCGCCAGGCACCATTGCTGCAGCGCCTGTGACGGCACGCTGGGCCATCGTGCTCTGCATGACATTGCCGACCAGTCCTTCGGCTTTCAAAGATTCCACCAGTGCCTGGTTGGCTTTGCCAGTGGTGAGCACCTGGGAACGTGCGTCGGTGATGCGCTTGGAGACCTCGTACAGGTCACGCATCACAGCGTCTGCGTCTTTGCCAAGCGTCTCCACCACCTGCTTGTAGACGGGAGGATTGGCGCGCAGGCCACGGTAGGTCTTGGCGAACTCCGCAAAGCCGAACGCGCCTTCCTGTGCTGCCCGGCCAGAGCTTGAGACAGAGGCCAGCGCAGTGGCAATGGTCTCCTTGCGCAACTCAGGCGGGACGACCTTTATCAGCTTGTTGAACTGCGCCGCATCGCCCTTGGCCGCCGACTTGATGGCCGACTGCATGAGGGTGGCCACGCTGCCGTCGATCTCCTTGCCGAAGGCACCGACGATACGGTTCTCAAGCGCCTTTTTCTTGGCCGTCAGCAGGTTGGCCGCGCGCAGTTCCTGGCGCAGCGCATCGCCGCCCAGGTCGCCAACGTTTGTCAGTTGGTCGTCAGCCAAAGCAGCATACAGGCGCTTCAGATCGCCTGCCGCCATGTTGCCGTAGGGTGATTCCTTGCCAGCCATAGCCTGGCCGATCAGGTTCTTCTCGCGCAGCAGACGGCCGTAGGTGGCGGTCGGGTCGGTGGCCAACTCGTAGAGCTTCTTCTCTTGCGCCGACAGGCCTTTTTCGCCAACCTCGGCCAGCACCTCATCCAGAGTCTTGGTCAGCTTCGGAAACTGCACAGTCGACGTCTTTGGGATGGCTTCATCGACGCGCTGGTAGATTGTGCTGGCATCCTTGGCCAATTGCGACTGCGTACCTTTAAGGCTGTCCAAGATGCGCTGGGACGTCGCGCCTGGTGCTGGACGGCCTTCGATGAAGGCAGCGTCAAACTGCTGCACCACATCGTCAGCTTTGGTGATCGCGTTGCGCACGGTGTTCACCCAGGCCGCCTCGGCCTCGCCACCAGCCACGGACCGGGTCAGGCCCACAGCAGCCCGGACTTGCGGGTTGTCGCTGAAGACGTCAAATGGAAGGTCCATGCCAAGACGCTCGGCAGCAGCGCGAGCCTCGGTGTTCACCTGGGCCAGATCGGCCAGCCGGGCTTGAGCAGCGGCAGAGCCTGGGCCTTTGCCGGATGCCTTGCGTACTAGGTCGCCAACTTCCTCGAAGGCTTTGGTGGTAGCCTGGACGGCAGGCTGGGCAGGCATCGGTCGCAGAGTGGCCAAATCAACACCAGCTGCGCCACCAGATCCAGGAATGCTTGGGGTAGGTTTCTTGGTCGGTATTTCGATCACGTGTGCAGGTATGTAGTCTATCCCGCGCATCTCTGAAGCGAGTACACGGTGATTTCCTTGGAGTACCGTGTACTCGTCACCTGATTTCACAACATAGATTGGATCTAGTTCAGTTGGGTCGAACTCCGAAGCAATCCTGTTCACCTTCCTTGGATTGACGTTGTCTTGTGGTGAAATGATATTTTTCACCGGGACTTGTTGGACGTCAGCTCTTTCAAAATCTATCCTCGACAACCCAAGGTCCTGTTCATTAACAGCCGAAGGTTTGTAAAGTGGGTTTACCACGGCGTCGGATGACTTTGCGTTGTCGCCTGTGTATTTCGCAGCATTCAGTTTACCTTCAGCCGTCACCTGCACAGCAGGACGCGCCGCTGGGGCTGCTGCTGCCGGTGCTGCTGGCGCAGTCGCACGGTCAGTGACACGCTGCACGGTGCGCTTGACAGCCGGGACCGCTGCTTGCACGCCGCGTTGTATGACCTGACCAACTCCGCCGGCCACCCCAGAAAGTGCTACATCGCCAGCGTCAAAAGTGCCCCCCGTGGCCGCCTGAGTTGCTTCGATAGCAGCCTGAGTACCTGCTCCAGCCGCAACAGCCCCTGGGATCGTTGTAGCCCGTCCGGCAGGAGTGAACGCAAGCAACCCACCGATCACACGTGGGATGTCCCCCTTCGACAATCCTGGCGGAATGGCGTATTCACGATTGTCGATGGATGATCGAATGATGAAGTTGCCCTTGGCATCCTGCCGGATTTGCGTTCCTGGAAAATTTGCCTGTAGAACCTTAACGGTCTCTTGTGGGCTTGATACCAACGTTCCGAGAGCGGTCTTGAAGGATGCCAGGCTCATCTGATTGAGTTCCGGCATTGAGGTCCACTCTGGCAGCGTCTGAGTCTCAGGCGTCGCACGCTGCGAACCTGTAACAGACTCTACCAAACCCTCAAAAAACCCCATCTTTGGAGGTTCTGTCGGTGCAGCCTGGCCACCGAACTGTGTGGCCATGGTCGAGTAATCAACAGGCGTTGTAGTCGTAGCAGGCGCAGGCGTAGAGACCGGTCCTGCCGCAGCGCCGCCGAATTGTCGTGCCAATGCTTCGTAGTCGGTTGCCATTAGCGAATCCCCGCTGCTTTCTTGAAGGCTTCAGCCGCCTGCTGATTTGGGAATGTGAGTACTTGTCCATTTGGAGCTGTAACACTCACAGGGGCCGGAGGTGGGGCACCAGGCGCAGTCGGTGCCGTTTCGGTTGGCGTGTAGAAGATGTTTTCCGTCTTCAAACCATAGCCCTTGGCGATGCGCTCAATGCCCTGGCGAACTTGGTTCTCTTGCGTCTGTGCCGTTTCGTACAATTTGCCGGCTTGACCCTTAAACGATGACCGCTGCGAAGGCGAAAGCCGTTCACCGCTAATGATTCGGTTGTAGATGTTCTGGATTTGTACAGGCACGCCTGTCGCGTTCTGCGCCGTGGCGAATTCACCCTCGCGCACCACAGAGGCAGGGTCCAGCATCTTCATGTATCCGAAGATCAGGGACAGGTCACCAACAGCATTGTCCTCAGATGCCAGGATGCGCCCATAGGCAGATTTGACCTCTTGGTAGCCTTTGGTCTGGTCGCTATATTCTTTGCGGAACTTTGTTTCGGCCTCTGGGCGCTTATCGGCAGGAATGATGCCGGCTGTCATCTGATTGGCTTCTGCCTGGGCACGAAGGGCTTCTGCCCCAGATTTTGCCGCAGCAGCATCAGACGCACGACGCGCCGCTTTAGACTGTTCGACTTGAGCCTTGGTGAGATTCAATTCAGCGCCGAATTTATCAGGTGCAAATCTGGCTTCAATCTCCTTGAATATTGCGTCTGCGGTTTCTTGACGCACTTTAAAAGGTTGTAATTGCGCAGTTCGTTCTTCCGTTGCAACCTTAACGGTCCCCTCAATCACTTTGTCCCCGCCTGGGATACCTGCAAGCATGATCCCGATGGTCTTCTGTGCTGTTTGCGGGCTGGCTTCGGCCATCTGAGCCCAGGTCTCATAGGCTTTCGCTTGCTGCTCATTGCCTGAATTTCGTTCAGCCGTAGCACGTTCACGCAAGAGTTGAATACCAATTTGAGGCTGACTTGAACCGAACGCAGACATGACCTGTCCACCAAATCGCAATTCGTTGTCTTGCTTATCTTTGGACAAAGCATCCCAATTCGCCCTCATGCTAGCCGCTTCCTTTTCAGGAAGCTGCATAGCTATGTTGGCAAAGTCTCTTGCAGTTGGATTCGGGTTTTGCATCAATGATGCAATTTGAGAGTTAAGCATTTGTCGGCGCTGTAGCTCTGCCTCTTGGGCCCTCATCTGAGCCTCTTGCGCCTGTCTCTGTGCTTGGATGTCTGCAACGGTCGCGCCGATTTTGAAGCCTGATAATGCCGCTTCAAATGGGCTCTGCACGTCAATGTTGTAATTCATCGGCTGAACCATGTTGGCCCCTTATACTTTGCTGTAATCGACCGTGAGATATCCGCTGTTCTCGCCTACCGCATCAGGGTAGACGCGCCGGACTTCCTGAGCCATGAGGCCGACCTGCTTGCCACCACCCCAGATGTATTCGAACTCGTAAACACCGAGCCCGTCCGGTCTGGTGCTAAGACGCCGAATGTTCTTCTTGAGTCTAATATCGCTAAAGATCCCACTAAATCCAGGCGTCCCGACCTTAGACCCGTATTGCATAGCCAGGATTTGAGTCGGTAGATTGAGCAAGCCACCAATTGCACGCCCCTGCGCGAGTTCTGCTCCAGCTTGAGCGGCTCCGATGTCGCCATACAAACCGGCAATGTTTGCGCCAGTCTGCATCCCAGCCGTTCCAACACCTGCCGCAGATTGTTGCCCAAGGGAAGTCAAGCCGCCAAGCTTCCCATACTGAGATTCAATTTCCTGTTGCAACATTTGAGGACGAAACTGTGAAAGAGCGGCCTGAATGTTCCCGCCGCGCAACCCGCCGGTGGCCGATGCACGTTGCAACAAAGATTCCTCTCCTTGTCGTACCCTAGCGGCGAACAATGGCGATTGTTCCAACCCAGAAATTGCGGCTCTTTGTGCTTCCGCGCCTTGCAGACCGACCAATGCTTGTTGCTGCTGCAACGCTGGTGTTCCAGCCTCAACGTAGGGCTTAAGCAATTCGCGTAGCATGTCGAACTGCCGCCGTTGTTCAGCGATCCCTTCCCTACTTGCTGCTGATTGCGCCGAGGCCGCGTCTTCAGCCGCCTCACCTTGAATAAGTCCACTCGCTAGGGTCGTTCCACCGACAACTAGGGCGCTAATCGGATCAGGCATTGCCAAACTCCTTCATGTAATCTTCGAATGTTTCACCGTAGAGCGACATCACTAAATGAGCGTTATCGGTTGCATATTTGGTGCCGTTGCACAGTGTTAAAACCATTAGCACAACGTCATAGAACCCTGCACGCCATACAAAAGACTTAGCATCAGCGTTGCCTGTGCGTTCAACGTGATCGGACGCTTGCCATTTCAGGACCATAGTCGCGATAACAGGCGCTAGGCTGTTCGAGTTGGCAATCCAGAATGGGTTTTGGTTCATTCCAACCAACGTATTCCAGATTGCAGCGTTCAAATCCTCGCGCTCAACATGGTCACCGTCTGCCACGTCATCGAAGACTTGGATAGCATTCCACAGCATCAACAACCATTCAACGGCTGGTGCGGGCAGCGCAAAAACCTTCTCTAGGTTTTCTTTTAGCCAATCAGCACCGCTCATTTGCGCAACCTCTCAATGGTTGGGTGAGCTGCTGGTGGCCCGATAGACTCAGCGCCCTCATTTTCCCACAATCTGCCATTTGGTCAAT